TTGAGGCCTAGCAGGAACGTGACCGGAAATGTTTTGCCACTCATGCCCTAGGCTCCCACTGCTCCATCAGCCATTTCGCCTCGCTCATCCAAAATGCGAGATGCTCCGGGGTCATGCCAATGATGTCGGATATACCGAACGCATAGTAGCGCGCTAGGACTCCGATGCAGTGCCCGACGTCGGGAGGCCACTGCCTAAAAAACCAATCACATATAGCGTCAAAATATTGAAATCAGGGACTGACAGCTGCCCGAGAACATGGTCAGGCTGACCGCTGATGCGCCCGAGAACGAGCAAAACGTCCTCGGTTTTTGGGTTCTGAATCGCGCTGAGTGTGAGCCCGTAGATATCAGCGACGGTTGTTTCCTCGCGCAGCGTGAACTCAGTGATCTCCTCGCGACCCAGCTTGACAGGGCGCATCAGCGTGTGCTTCACGCCTCCTCCATGTCTCCAGAGATGACGCGGAACTGGATCTCTCCCTCTCGCGTTTTCGCCTCGCCGTCCCCAGCGTACACAGCGGAACGTGCCACAATCGTTTTCTGCGGACCACCAGGGCCAACCGCCAACCCTAGCGTCACGGTCGCATCCTCTAGGCGCAGCATGGCGTCCAAATCCAAATTTGACGAGTCCGTGAGCGCCCCTTCAATGTAGCCGACCTGTGGCGTCTCAGTGTAGCCATGGATCCCGTCATCGCCCACAATCGGCTCACGCTTTGGGCGCCCCAAATTGTAGGTGAACTCGCCCTTTGCGTCGATACGGGTGCCGTTAATTGACACCTGAATAATACCTGCTCTTCGTTCCATTTTGGTGTCCTCTTTGGTGTCCTCAGATCCTGAACTGGATCTTGGTTGCGGTGACCATTAGCTGGTTGATGAGATCCGGGGGTAGTGACACGTCCAGACGGTTTCCATTTCCAGCATTCCGCTCAACCACAAGTTCAGATTTGAACAGCTTAATGCCCTCTACGAGCCCAAGATGCTCCATCTCACTGAACCACGCAACGGCCTCTCCGCGCATGATGCTCGGAGTCACGATCGGCTGCCCGCTCCCGAATTTGGAGCCATCGCTTGCGAGCTTGTGACGCGGGTATTTGAGCAGAATCCTGTTGCGCCAGGTGTAACGCAGGAACATCAGCGTTAGAATTGTGTTGGAGTCGAGGTACGACTCATCATCAGCACCGGCGTCGTTCTTGCGGTACGTAGTGATGAGCCTGTCCATTGACACCCCACCACCGGCGCTGCGCTTGGTTGTCGCGACGCCGCTATAGAGCAGTGTGTTTCTCTCTGTGTCCGTGAAATTGCCAGATTTTGCAGGCAGCAACCCGGTGACTGGAAGAGTTTGAAACGGTCGAGCCGGATCGATCGCACCGTAATACGCGGCGACCGCGGCCGTTCCGTACGCCAGCCGATGCGGACTAAAGCTCGGACCTACCCCAGGAGGAGCAACGATACAATTATGAGGACTATTTCGGGTAAGTCCGAGAGTTGTGAGCGTCCCGACAGACCCGGCCGCTCCGGTGATAGCGAGACCATCGATCATGCGCATTGGCCCAAACCGGCTCGCAAGCTCAGTCTCGATCGATGTCAGCTGCGTTGCCCCGGTGAACGGGTGGGCAATGATCTGGAACCAGTCATCGCCCATGGCGGCGATGAGAGAGTCAAGAGTCGGTGCGCCAGATCCAGCTACACCGTTCGCGATAGTGTACGCAAGGCCAGCTGGAACCTTGTCCCCGAACTGGGCCGCGATCTGGACCGGGAAGTCATTTCCGACCAGCCCGAGATCGTTCAGTGTGATCGTCACGACTCCTACCGATGCGCTCACAACATAGGGCAGGTTTGGCTCTTTTGCCGTGAAAAACGAGTCAACCGCTGCTGCCACTTGCGAAACGGTCATCGCCGCAGTCACTGGCACGTCAAACATCGTGCCATCAATGTAAAGCGGAATAGAGCCGCTAGCAGTTGGGCCTGACGTGAATGTGATCGTGTACGTGGCCGCCGTGGTTCCGGCTGCCGTCACGCCGAGAAATGTCTCGGTGAATCGATTGTTGGCGAAATATGTCTTCGATGCTGCAAACGCAAGAGACGTGCGACCGACAAGCGCGCCAACCTCATCCTCGTTTGACACGCGGTGGATCGTGTTAGCGGTAGCTGAACCGCCAACCTTTTGGCCCATGAGCAGGACCTTATAGGCAAGCGTTCCTCCGCCCGCACCAGCTAGAGAGTTGTCGAACTCCGCGGTGACAAATGGGATGCGGAGAGAACTCGGGATCGAATTGAAAGCGACCATTATTTTTCAGCCTTTTCTTGCGGCGCCTTTGCCCCCGCCTTAGTAATTTCCTCGACGTCGAGCGACGCAATGGCGCGCGTCCAGTAGGTAGCGTTCGCGCCAAAATCAACGTCCGCCCCCTCGACTGGAAGCACGGTCATGGTGCGCGGATCGATGATACTTTTCCCGCCTAGCGGCCTAATGAATTTGATCACTGTGAAAGTCCCTCGATGAGATCATTTGCCGTGTCAGCCGGTAACTGATTGCCTGACAGGTTGTATTCTGTTGCCACAGTCTCGAGGTCTGCCAGTCCGTCTGGCGACGCCTGAGATTCAGTGGTGTATGATATGAGATATGTGAGGCTCAGGCATCCGACAGTTCGCTCTCCGTCGGTCGCATACTCCACCTCTGACGATGTCAGCCACGAGTCGTCTGCTGGTCCCATCTCTGGCCATGAGCCGGCCTTACCGTCGCCAGTGCGCCGTTCTGGCCCGCCGTTGCCCATCGTCTCGTCCTTGCCCATGGCCGCCTCCACGGCCTCAGCATAGTCGTCCAAGTCGTCATCAACCGCGTCGACAGATGACTCGCCAGCGGCCTCGGCCACGATCTCCAGGACAACGCTAGCGGTTCGCCGGTAGAGCCTCGGGCTGGTGTCGATCGATGTCGGCTCAACATCCTCAGACGCAAACCGGATCACAACCGCAGGGTGCTCATCGGTTGTCAGTGGCGTGTGCTTCGCTAGATGCACGCGCAAGCCGGCGGCAACTATTCCAGCGTCACCGGCCAGCTGCCGAGCAATCGCCGTCCTGATTTGCCGCCTGATATGCATCACTTTTTCCCGAGTACAAGCACGGCCTTGCCGCGCCCGTCCGGCTTGGTCTCTTTGATACCAAACCTCTCACCATTCACAGACAGTTCCGCCGCCTTGTCAGATCTCGGGTCTGATGTCAGATCAGAGAGCCTACAAAACAGTGCTGGCGCAGTAGTCGAAAAGCCGAGATCTCCAGACGGAGCCAACTCGTAGGCCCTGTCGAAAACGCAATCAATCGTTACCGATACCCCGTACCCGGACATATAGATGACAGTCTCTGCTCCACGCAGGTGGAGCAGAACAGCATCATCCGCCGAGGCCAGAGCGTCGGCGAATGCCATCAGGTTGCGCCAGTTGCGGCCGCTGACTCACCGGTCAAAAGGCAACTGCCAGCTGAGCTCGGATTTGCAGCAACCGCGGCAGCGACGCCGACCTTGAAGTTTGCCGTCGCCGTGGTTGTGAGGCGAAAGTTAGTGTTGTCCCAATAAAGAACAGCCCCTTCAGTCCATGCCTCTGCTGAGTTTTTCGGCAGAGTGAACGTGCCTAGTCGCTTGAACGCGGTACGCACGCCGACTGCGGCCGTAACAACCGCAACACACAGCATGGTTCCGATTAGATAACCGTTTCCGCCGACAACTCCTCCAGACGGAGCGGCAAACGTGACGGTATCCGATGCGCTTTCAATTTGATTTTTCATTATGCTCCAGAGCTCCGGTACAGTCCTCGGTGATCGATGACCTTTGCGGTGCGATCAATGCGGTATTTGATTTCAACGCCGTCAACATCAAATCCCTCACGCACTTCGCTGTAGATCCCTGGGCTGCTCGCGAGGTAGCCCATCTCCACGATGTCTACCTGATCAGTGCTCGCTGCTAGGTACCAAATCAGCAGGCTTGAATCGTCGAGCCGCGGGTCAGAGATCACCTCGTAT